TCGCACCGTCTGGGTGATCTTGCCAAAACTTGACCAACCTTTCTTCAACGGTTGCATATTGAGATAAGTCAAATCTCATTTTATTTCTCCTTCTTTTTGACAATCCGCATCACACGATACGGACTTCCTGTGCGCTCAAATTGAGCAACGATGTTTGGGTGTGCAGCGCGCAAACCGGCAAGATCCAAAGACGGTTTCCCTGCTTGCTCTTTCCACGTTACAACTTTGTTCCCATTGAACAAACCAATTTCATTTCCTAACAACAAACGCGCCAACGCGTCTTTCGCTTCGCGTTCTGCTTCTTCCGCTTCCTTCTTGTTGTAACGAGCTTCGTCCAACATCGTCAGCCAAGTTTGTGCTTCGTCAGGCAATTCAACAGATGTTTCCGTCACATCAACCAGACGCGCGATCTGATCGGCAGTGAACTGATCAAGATAGTCCGAGATCCCTGAATTGTTTTCAACCGCTTCACAGAACATTTCTGATTCTTGAAGCAACAGGTCAATCATCATGTTGTCGCGTGGCAACTCAACAACAGACAGGTTTTGTCTGGCATCAAGCACCGAAAAGAACACCGGCACGTTCATCACTGCCATCTGTGCGTAGCCTTGCCAACGCCATTCAATAGGCAGATCATCGGATTCAGTGACCGTGTATCGCGTCGTTGTTTTGCATTCAATGTTCACCGTTGGCGATTCGGCATTGTCCACGCCATCGCTGTTGATGTTCCATCTACCTTCGCGATACATAACGTCCGGCGTGAGCAATGAGATACCGAGTATGCGCGATGCTTCCGCCACAAGGACAGGCTCAACAACGTTTCCGCGATGGAACGCCATGTTGAACGATGTGTCCACCACCGGATCTGTTGTCTTGTCCACGTATAGATCGCCACGCGTTTTGAATTGTGAAGCACCCATAAGAGCCGGAGCATCAGAACCACCCAACAGCACTTTGCCGTTTTCGTCTTTCTGTCTGCCAACCAACCATTCAAGTGTTCCGTGTTCGGGCTTTTGTATTAATCGCATTTTACATTCCTTCTTTTTTGTTGTTTGCGAATTGTTTTTTGAGTAGCGGTAACCAAATGTCGCTATCTGTTTCACCGTGTTCATTCACTGGGTATGCACTGATCGTTATCGTGCGTGATGTTTCATCATCATTGTCGTAGGTATAGATGTTCACGTCGGCGTATGATCCGTCGCTGAACTTGTATGCAGTCCACCAATCGTCACCATCACGGTCAATGTCGTAAAGCTCATATAAGCCTTCCGCGAAAACTTTGAGAGCCGGTTCGCCAGCCTTCAATGTTTCTATGGTTGATCCTGTCGCTTTGCTCATCACGATTCCTTTCTAATACATGGGTGTGTCACAGGAATAAATGATCTGAACGTGCGCTCTGACACGACGAATTCTTCTTGTGTTTCGCGGTTGCGCAACAGCGCGTATAGATCTGCTTTTTCCAATACTTCAAAGAAGGTTGGGTGATCCGGTAGTCGTACAAGTTTCATCGGCGCGCCATCTTTCGCTCAATCGCGCGAGATAGGGCAATTCGGCGATCAACTAAGATGTCAAACTGATCCACCGTTATGCGATGTTTCCTATATAGATGGACAACTTCTTCTTCATGCTTCCAGAGCTTGTCAAAGATGTTCAAAACGAACATCGGCGCGCGATGCCCGACGCGGTTCACAAGCGCGATCCTGACGTATGCCAACCGGTATGCCAGATCCTTCATGAGCCATTCCCCAATACGATCATGTTCGTCAGATTCTGCAATGCTGCATCGTCATAACGCTTGGTTGTTTTGTCGCGTTGGTCTTTGATCGCTTCAATGAAACGTTCCTTGTCAAATGCGCTGTTGTCTTGCTTCAACGCGTCGCATACCACGTCCATGACGCGCCATATTGACGGCTCTGTTACGCCATGTTGGTCAGCAATCAGTATTCCCAACTGCTTCGCTAATTCAATGTATGTCTTCTTAGTCATTTCCTTCTCTTTTCTCCGGTTCCTTACGCCGGTATTGTTTTATTCTGATCCACCAACGGTTTGTTGGCAAACATTTCTTTGGCGTTCAACAACAGTGAATGTCGCATCGCCAACCATCTTCGTTGGGTGGGCATCACGAAACATTTGGCAAGCTCTTTCTGCTTCCCACAATGATGCGTATTGCGCCATCAACAAACCTTTCACCGGTTCACCATCTTCAAACGATGTCCACCGAACTACTGCGTAATCCATTAGCGTCCCCTGTCTGCTTTCGGATCGCGAATCTCATACGATGATCGCGACAAACGACGGAAGATGTCCGGACGGTCAATTGTCTTCTGCCGGACAAACTCTTTTGAGCAATTACCTATCTGTGCCAGATCTGCCAACGTCACTATTGCGAAAACGTTTTCAAGACACCACCGGTCAATGAGATCATGCTTCGTATCACGCCGGTTCGCGACGGATTCGCTAACACCGGCAAAGCTCTTTCGGAGATCCGCGATGACATCAGCCGGAACTTGTTTCCGTACCGATGATGGCACATACGCCACCCAATTCGGAGAGCCGTGTTCAATCATGGCTTCCTTGATCATCTGTTCAGGCTTCATTGATGTTCCCTTCTGTGAAGCATGATCCGCAAACCGGATCTGCCATGAGCCAACACGCATCTTCTTCAAGAACGTATTTGTCGCATTGCGAGCAAACAACGGTTTCCACTGGCGTGCATGTGGGGCGCGGTGCGAAACTCATCTTGCCAACCAGCCTTGACGCATCGCATACACGTGGCTCTTGCCATCTTGACGCGCCAGCAAATAGGCGATGTATCCCTCAACAGATAAAAGTTCAAGCGCAATGTCATGTTCGCGGTCAGTCATCTCATTCATTACTTTGTTCCTTTCTTGCTGAATACTCCGAGATCATGAAGTTGGCGTTCAATGATCCGATCAACGTCATAGCCATAACGCGTCACTTCAAAGAATGAAATGCGAACCTTGAACCGGCGTTGGGTGACATCGCGCAAAGCATTGTAAAAAACTTTGTCGTGGTTGCGAGTCACAGCCAAATGAACAAGCTCATGTGCGATCACTTCCCAATCCGGTGAACATTTCAACCACACGCGATGTTCTGTTATGTCGGCGTAACCTGCGCTACCGCCACTGAATCGCCACGCGGTGCCATCATTATCAAACTTGATACCGCGCGTGGAAACATCAATCTTAGGCATTGGCTTTCCGTTGTGATATGGCGTAAGCAATTTCCAGATCTTTTTTGATTCTGCTTGTATGCTCAATCCTTCCGAAGTGAACGTTGTCATTTGCTTCATGGCTTTTTGATGAAGTTCATTCTTCGTCGTTTTCATAATGGCTCCTTCTCAATGCGCGGTTCCTTACACCGCGATATGTCTATTCTGCCCGATGATGGCGTGTTAGGCAAATCATTTGTAGCCGTGTATCTAATAGGACATTAGTTAGCAGAATGGCGCGACACAGATCAAACCGCGCGCGCCATTCCGCCAGTCTGGCATCGGAGAAGGAGACGACGAAACCAGACCTAGGAACAATGATGCTACCGCAAGCTCATCACGCGATGCCATCAAACTGCAAAGCAGTCATCTTGCGGATCATGCCAACCGGAACATACAAAACATTGTCCACATGATCTCCGTCCATTGACTGCGCCAAAGCAATGTGACCTTTTTTGCCACCGGTATCTTCATCAAGTTGGATACCAATTGAAGTGATGATCACTTCGCCATCGTCAATGAGATCTTCAATTGCTGTCCACGTTTCTGTGCCATCATGCGCGTCAGCCCATTCAACCAATAACAACGTGCGCATAATCACCAACCTTCTTTTTTGCGATCCTGACAAAAGACAGGTGCTTGAATAGTTATTCCTTTTTGCGGATCAACAATAGCCAACGCTTGCTGTGGCTGCTCAAAAGAAAAGTTATTGATAAACGCGTATTCATCTACACCTTTCAAAGATCCGTTCACAATCATTGATGGCGTAGAAATGTATTGATGCCAGTGACCAAGCCATAACGTCTTGAAGTTTGTTTGTGTCGCAAGATAACGCTGTGACTTCCGCGCGCGCATTCTCATAATAGGTGGATAGATGCCACCAATACCGCCACCGCCAGAAACTTGATCACCGTGAGTCATCAAATGTCCCTGACCGTAGATCTCAACGAGAACATCAGCACCTTCCGGAATTTGGAACGTGAAACGTTTATCGTCTTTGAAGTTGCGTTCAATCATTTTCGCAAGCAGCCAATCAAAGTTTGTTTTGGCGCGCAACTTCATGCGTGGCTTGCGTGTCATGCGTCCATGATTACCGACAACCGAAGCAACATGAACCTTCTTGAACTCATCACCCAATAAAGCAAGCGATGCGCTCAACTGTTCCGCCCAATACAACAACGATCCCAACATTGTGTCTTCGTTTGTTTGGGCAAGCTCCTCGTGAATGTCACCGGAGAAGATGTCTCCACCGAGCAACACAACGATGCCATCATACGTAACGCCGGACAGATAATCACGCGCTAACTTCACAACGTTTTGTGTCCACTTATTCAAACGAAGAACAGCAATCTCGCGGTTGTACGCGTTCAGTCCTTCAACTTCTTCCGGCAAAACAACTTCGTCAAAATGCGTGTCGGACAACATCACAACAAGCGTCACAGCAGACTTCTTAGGTTTCGCCGGAGACAACCACGTTGGCGGAGACAATTTCGCGTTCTCTGCTTGCTCAACAACAAACAATGCGCGGTTCGTCATCTCCAACTGATCAGTCAAACGGACAACTTCATTCTGTGCGCTATCGCGCTGACGACGTGCCTTGATCAATTCAGCCTTGATCAACACTTCGTTTATTTCTTCATTGAACTCATCACTTAGAGACATAGTTGCCGTCCAATCCTAATTTGCGAACACCAAGCCGGTATTCAGAAACACGTTTCGCGTCCAATGGGAAACCGCGTCGTGTCATCACTCGCGCGATGGCAGCATTCGGAACACTGCGATCATTCAACGCTTCAATAAAGTCACGCAAGTCATCACCTGATAACTGCGCAACGATCATGTCAATTTGTGAACGTTTCCTTGGAGTAGATTCGTTCGCAAAGTCTGTTGCCAAACTCATATTGTTTTCCTTCTCTCATGATGTTCTTATAGATGGCAGAACTGCCAATGCCACGCTTCGTATTCCGGATTCGGTTTGCCGTTAGGTGACTTCTGTTTCCCCTGCAAATAATAGCCGTACTTCGGCGCATTATGCGACAACCAGCGAAACACCTTCGGATCGCGAACATCAATGTCCTGCGCCAAACCATAGCCGTGATTGCTGGTTGCTGGCGTAGCCGACGGAGACTTGCCACGTTTCAACCACCAAGTGCGTCCCTGATATTTGCGCGTCACCTTCGGAACACGCGTCGTTGGCACCTTGCTGTATCGCTCAAAGAACATCGCCTCTTGGCGTTCAAAGGATCTGTACCCTTCGGAAACGTTCCGTATCTTGATGCCATCTTTGTCTGCTTCTGCGCACATGACATTGAACCAGAATGCTGCCACGTGATACATCTGTCCGCCACCGGAAACAGGTTTCAATAAACCGGCAGGTAGTTTGCCGTTGCCATACTTGCGCAACTCATCATTCAGCCGTACCTGTTTGACCGGTTCAGGAAGCATCACGCACAACCAACTGCAAAAGAGCTTCTGCGAGCAACTGCACCGAAGCGACCTGTTCAGCAGACAAATTGAAACCAAACGCGGTCACACAAACCAATGCTGTGCGAACCACCATACGGATCTTGCTTGCATAAATACTTGTCATTACAGTTCACCTTTCGCGTGATCCCTAATATGTTCCAAATGTTTATCGGCAAGATCATCAACCTTGCTTTCAATGCGATCATGTCCACGTACCAACTCATCAAGTTTGACTGCGTTCTTGCCATGATCTTTATTGTTCTGTCTCCTGCCGAACTCAATCATTGCGATCAGTACCGCGAATGCGCCAGTGATAAGTGTTGTTGCAATTTCAGTAGCCATCATTCACCAACGGTCTAGTTAATGGCGATGGCGGTTCTTCATCATGTTCCCACAAAATAAGTGTTCCATCAGAAAGAGCCCAGCCACTTTCAAAACCTGCGTCAATCAAAAGTTCAATAAGTTCTTGATGTGTCATGCTAAAACTTCCACAACAAGAATACTGCTAGCACTTCCGTTTGCGTTATGTTCCACCATAGAAGCAGCAGTAAAGTTTGCGAACTGAATGTCATAGGTGACAGGAGAAATAGTATTTGGACTATCCAAATACACCATAGGAGAAGTGCCAATGTTGATCAACAAAGTGTTTGTGAATAAAACCGCTGTTTGACTTGACAAAACAGTTGTGTTTCTACGCAAGCGTAAGTTCACACCATTGTTCACATTGCCAGCAGTTTTTGCAATAGACGAAACACTATAAATCAAAAACCTACTAGAAACAGAGCGAGGTGTGACCGTTAGTGTCAGCCCTGATGCTACAAAAGTTGTACTGCTGCTAGTTATCAAAGTTGCTGTGTCCATGTATTGCACTTGCAAAACACTAAGACCGCCTATCCTTGACGTGGTAACCCAATTACTACCGTCATAGGTGTATATCGTGTTATCAGCATCAATGTAAGCAGTCATGCCTTCGGCAAGGATCGGTTCACCAACACCACCAAACGCTGCATCACGCGCTGCTGTCGTAGCGAAACGCATAATGCTCTGATCCATCAGATAACCATTGACTTGTGCAGCGTTGAGAACTGATCCGTCGGTAAAAAGTTTTGCGCCTAAGCCAGCCATTATTGTTCCTCAATCATTTCGGGTTGCCATTCTTCGGGTGTATTGCCATTAAACAACCACTGCACGTATTCAAGATAATCAACATTCAGTTCATCATTGGGAATAACACCCTTGACAGAGTGATAAACAAAAGTTATTCCTGCGATAGTTCTTATCTGATACATCACAACTCACTATCTGCTGTGTAATGGAAAGTCACACCGGTTCCTGTGACTGTACCTACACCAGCGTAGAATCTGTCTTGCTGAAAGTCGCCACCATAGATTGTGTTGCCCCAACCTGTGACTGTGATTGTACCTGCTGCACCGTTGTTGGTGTTGTAAAGTTGCACCGTCGGCGTGTTTCTTTTGGGTGTCGCCCATCTTCCCCAAGCACGCAATGTTCCTGTATATGACACAGTGAACATTACTACACAGTTCAATTCTGTTACCGTACCAATTGCAGTTGCCGAATTGTAAGACTTTTCGTAATACCGTTGGCATTCTTGAATGACTGTGGACATTGTTTTGCGTTCAAATGCTGTCGCAACAGATCCAACTTCAAACTGCACATCAGTCACATACAAAAAGTCTGCAAGCGTAGTTGTCTTGTCATCGCACCAAATAAACACAGCGATATTGTTTGTACCGGCTGCATCAATCAATGCAGTTATGGTTGCCGTTTGCCAATCGTTCGTAGGGTTCAAGTTGATAGGAGTGTTCTCATAAACAGCGTTCGCAATCAAAGTTGGGTTCACGCCATCAGCATTCCAAGTTGATACAAAATCAGATGTCACCGTATCTGATGTTCCTGTCCAAGCGATAATGGCAGCCTTCACGTTGCCAATTGATGATCCGCTAGTGCGAAACTTAAAAGACAACGTGCATTGTGAACCGACACAGCCAACAAGATTTCGTGTTTCAATAATCTGCGCAATACCAAACTTGTTGTTAATTGTTTCAACGTCAAGCCCGATAGAAAACAAACCGCCGGTTGGTGCCACGCTTGCTTGCGTAATATCTACCGTGTCGTTCACTTCGGACAGAACATACCAACGATCAAGGTTGTATGTGTCATCATTGTTTGCGCCAGCGACGAAAGATGTTCCGCGTTGCGCTACACGGAAGTCGCCATTGATCAGACGGTTCCTGCCGTTTGTGGCAGATGCTAAAACTAGATCAACTTTTTCGGCGATGTTTTCCATAGCCACAGCACCATCGGCAACGAAGTCCGTAATCTCTGGATATGGAATTGCATAATTCGGTGTTGTTCCCATGATGTTCCTTACAATGAAGTCCAGATCAGGTTAGCCCAAGACAAACCTTCCGCGACATCTTCCCATTGCAGCGTAGCAGTAACGTCCTGCCATGCTTCGTAAAAACCAACCGGTGAAAAATACAATGAAACTTGATGCCCACCGGAAGTGATCCGATGTTCAATACCCTCAACGTATAGCGTTTTCGTGATTTCTGATGGGGTGCCAAACCGTTGTTTCTTTTTGACCGTCACCAAAGATCCGATGTCAAGCTGCGCTATGATGTTGCGTTGATCACTGGTCAGGCGCGCCATCTCAATACCCAATCCGGTGAACCAAAAGTTGGGATCTGGTCTAAGTAGATAATCTGCTAACAGTTCTGCGTCTGCGTCTGTGGTCAGCAATGAGCCATCAATAGTGATTCCTTGCAGTCCGTATGTTTCCTGCGATGGCGCGGATTCAACAATTTGTGGAGTTGGTGTTGGCTGTGCAGGATTAGGGGCAACAATAACTTCCACATAATTGACCAGTGAATCCGGTCTGACTGACTGTTTGCTAACACTCATTCGTAAATCACTTCCAAACTGTTATAGCGAATACCGGAAACATCATCGGTGAACACAATTGTAGGAACTGTTGAAACTGCTTGTGCTGTTCGTGCTTCCCAAATGAAAACACCACTGCGACTAATATAGAAACGTCCCTGTTCTGCTGACTGTGTGATGGCATTGAAATACGCCAAAGGTGTTTGTGAAGTTACTTCGGTTGCCGAAAGGTTCGCCACACCTTCGGCTATAACCGGCAAAGGATCATTGGGGAATTGGACTTCTGGCAAACCAAGAATACGATCCACGCGCGCACCAGACTTTTCTGCCGGTGGCGTGAACGTTGAAATGCTTGATTGAGATAGCAAAGAAAACGCGTCAGCAGAACGAACCGTAATCATGTTGTGTCCGTCCATGCCGAACTCTGTATCGTATGACTGGATAAAACCGACAAAGATGAATTGACTGTTGCGTGAAATGCGAATCTTGCGTCGCGGTTCAAAACCAAGACGACCACGCTCAACATTCCAATACGGTGAATCCTGATTGGCGACACTGAACTTGTCTTGACCTTTCAAGTCATCAATCACCACAGTGCATGTTCCTGCGCCGAACTGTGCGTCTTGCGAATCCCTGCCCCGTTTGATCTGAACATTGGTTACATATTCAGTCACATCAAAGAACGAAGTAGATCCACCCAACGTATCTGTACCGCCAAGCTCTGATGAACCCAAGATGAATTCGTCACGTAAAAAGCCAGCGTCTAATTCTACTTTGTAATCCCCAAGCGTTGATAAGCCACCCATTTACGCCACCTGAATGTTGATGGCACCAGAACGCCTATTGAACTTTCGCAACTCCGCGACAAGAAGATCCGGTAACGTTTCATCTGCGATCTTGCTGTTGATGTTCACAATGTATGTATCTCCGCCACCGGCAAGACGATCCAAAGGAATCACTGCTTCTGGTGCTTTCTCGCCGATGAGCGCAAATGTGGGTTGGCTGACGATGCCACCGCGCGCCATCTGGGGTATTCCGTTCTTTTGTGCGAACTCATTGAAACGCTGTTTGCGGTCAGCGCGTGATGTGGCGTTCTTTCCGGCGTCAATGTATCCCTGAATGCTCTTGAACTTTGTGCCGAATTGCTTATTGACCATCGCAAGAAAGTCTTTGCGCTTGCCGGTAATATCAACAACACCTGTTTGTTTTTCTGCTTTGGCGCGTTCACCTTTTGAAACACCGCCACGTGCGCTAGTCAGTTCGCGTTCTGCTTCTGCCAAACGCAATTTTGCTTCTGCTTCACGATCAATTGCTTCGGCAACATTGTTTGCTGCTTCGGCTTCGTCTGCTTTGGCATCGTTCAACTCTTTCAAAGCCTCTTTGTATGTTTCGCTTTCGGTTGTCGCGCCATTGATCAATTCATTCAAAGTTGTTTGTGCAGCGATCACTTCATTATTCGCATCACGCAAAGCAATGGTCTGTTCTGTTTGCGCCAACTTCGCTTCTTGCAATGCGATCTCGGCTTCACGTATCTCTTGCGCGGTTGCCGTTCCGGAAGCACGCAAAGTATTCAACTCTGCTTCGGCATCGGTAACAGCAAACGCTGCTTTCTCCGAATCCAATGTCGCGCGCGTATGATCGCGTTGTGCTTGATCCAATGCTTCTTGTGCAGCCTTAGCCTGATCCGAACCGGCACCATAGCCACGAACGATCTGATCATAACGAGCTTGCGCCACAGACACTTTGTTCGTAGCGGTTTCAAGTTTCTGCTTCGCTGTCGTCGTGTCTTTGATGGCTTTGGTGTATGACTTCTGATCAGAACCAAAACCTTTCAACGCGCTGACATACGAACGGACTTTTTCTTTTGCTTTATCAACAGAACTTCCAAAACCATTTGTTGAACCATTCGCGCCATTCTGACCGGCAGTAAAAATTGCCAACGCGTCTGTGGTCGCTTGTGTTTCTTTGCGCATTGATTGGAACAATTTGATTGAAGTAATAAATGTATCAATCTGTTCTTTCGTGGCGTTTCTTAATGCAGGTATTTTTTGACGCAAATTATCGTAAGCAGCAGCCTGCGCATCAATGTTCGGATTAGCACTTGTGGTTATTTGATCAATTCGGGCAACATCTGCTGCAACCGAATCAACGGCTGCACCCCAATCAGTAATTGAGTTGGCGTTGCCGTTCACGTAATCTTTCAACAAATTGATAGTTGCGCCATATCGCGTCAAAACATCAATTGAGTTCTTGAACGCCGGATTACTGCGATACAAATTCGCCAACGCTTTTGCTTGCGCATCACCTTCAAGTTCCAAAGCATCAACAAAGTCCACTGTTGCTTGCTGTGCCTTTGACTTTTGTTTCGCATAAGCACCATAGATAGCAGCAGCCAATGTGAGCAACGCTGTGATGCCACCGGCTGCCAACATAGCGATCTTCGCCTGCCCCAAACGCGTAATAAGTTGAGCAACCGCGCCATCTGAAAGCGTGGTAACAATTTTCATCGCGCCCATAGCAGCCGTGTATGAAATGGTTGCCACACGCACAGCAACGAACGCTGCACCCAAACCAATCATGAGCTTGCCGAAAGTACCTAAACTAGAAATACCGTTCAAGATGCTTCCGGTCAGATACGTGATACCTGCGCCGACACCCTTCTCGCCAACGATGTCAGCAAACGTGGACATAACCGGCACAACACGATCAACGACAAATGTTGCGAACCGTTCAATGTACGGAATGAGTATGCCACCCAATTCTTCTTGAACGTTACCGATAGCAACTTTCATACGATCAAAACCGGTAGCACTAGCAGCAGCAGTACCGCCAACTTGTGATTCAATTTCTTTCAAGATCATTTTTTGTGCGTCAAGAACCTTGCCGGACTGCACCAAAGTTTTGATCTGTTCCTTCTGCTGATCCGTGAAGTTGATGCCGGAACGTTGAAGCGCGGTCACACCTTTGATTGGGTTTGACAATGCTTTACCAAGTTGAATGGCAGCAGCATCAACAGAGCCGAAAACATTTGCCAAGTCAAGACTTAATGCGCTTGCCCTATTGAAGATATCGTTACCTTCGCCAACTTCGTTGCGGATCTGCTTGAAGGTAAGAAGCAAGTTCAAACCGGTTTGGATCGCTTCGTCATCAACACCTGTTTTCATAGACAAAGATCCGGCGAGATCAGCAATTTGCTTTGATGTCATGCCTGCTGCACTGCCGGTTGCTTTGATGATCGCTTCTGTTTGGCGCATCACTTTCTGCGATTCATAAGCAGCATTAGCGAAACTGCCACCAATAACTCCTGCCACACCTGCTGCAATCCCACCAAACTTCGCAAACGTTTTCGTTGCGCTTGTGAAAGCCTTGTCGGTGTTGAGCAATGCGAAAGCACTACGTTGTCCGGCTCCGTCTAGTTTCTTGAAGTCACGGATCGCTTTGGTAATACCACGCGAATCAAACGTGGATATGACTGGAACAACAATAGCCATTTACTTAACCATCTTCCCGAACTGCCCCAAAACGTTTCTTGCTTGCGATGACGCCCGACGTGACGCTGCCATACGTGACGCTGTATCGGCTGCGATCTCGGCACTGAAACGCTTTTCAAGATCTGCCAAAATGGTTTCAACATCTTTCGTCAATTGCGGAACATGCTTCATAACGGTAGCCCACATCACGCGTGACTTTGGCTTTCCGCGCTTGCCTTTATTCAAATTCTTAATAAACGATTCCGCGCCATTGGTTTGTGTCTTGTTAGCCAAGTCATAAATGGCACCGGCAGCGTATGTCTGCTTGATACGCAAGATGGTATAAGTACCATCAGAACGACGACGACGCGCGCCATCATCAGCCTTCACGCCACTGCGCACGCGACTTTGCTGATACCTAGGGAAAGAAGCTCCGGCTGCATTTGGTTGTTTGCGCCCACGATCAGTGCGTCCGTACTTTGTCCACTGCACACCACGACGCGACTGCCAAGGATCTTTGGGGAATTCCTGACGAACAGCGCGCACCGTTGGTTGTGCTTTGCTGATCATTTGCTTCTTGATTCCTTTGTATGCTTCACGTTCAAACCGTTGCAAATACTGCACCGTTGATTGCACTCCATGAACCGCGACTATTTGAGCCATGTCACGATACTACAACAATTCATCTAACTCTGATAACGCCAGCGCGTTGCTGTTGCTAACTTTTGGCAACTCAAATGGCGAACGCCTACCGTTATTCAAATAAATCAACATCGCGTTGATGTAGTCTTCCGGTTCACTAATCAAAACGGAAATTGGTATTCCTGTTTCAACTGCCAAATAAGCAAATAGGTAGTGAGCGGATCCTAGTCCAAAGGGACTTCGTTACCTTCCTCGTCGCGAATCTCAATTTCCGCAACTGTGTTGATCCAATCCGGATCAAACTGCATTGTTGTGCGCTTCAAACGTTTTTCGGCGTGCCATGCCAGCCAAGCAAGATCTGTCAAACGTAGTTCTTCTTCAAACTTGGTAACGCTACGGTTCCATGTTCTTTCAAAAGCAACGAAGTCAGCGAATACTGCATCAACGTCTTGTTTTGTTTCGTCGTTGAATACTATGTTCAAACTAATTTTCATTTGTTTCTCCTTCTCACAACCGGATTATGCGCCGGTGCTCTTTGCGATGGTTCCGCCAGTGAATGTCAATGTGGTCATGCTCAGCTCTCCAACCGCACCTGCGACTGGTGTATGCGAAGCAAGGAACGCGCCAGTGATGGTGTACTGCGGATTGGTTGCAGAAGCCACAGCCGACGTTGGCTTGATAACAAGTGTGGTGGTTGTTCCGACTAATGGATAGATAGTCGCTTCAACTTTTCCGGCAGCGTAGTTCTGCATCAACGCTACTTCAACGGACAGGTTACGCAAACCGCCGGTGAAGTTGTGTCCTGTATCACCAAACGCGGTCACTTCAACAGAATCCACTTCATAGTTAACGGTCACGCTATTCGCGTTATCGCTCAATGCGACGCTATTGATTGTGATGCTGGCATCTGTAAGAACGATCTTTGACATAATTATTTGTCCTTGCTATCTTCCGTCTTGTTGGAATCTTCTTGCTTCTTGCTGACCGATGCTGGCTCAATATGTCCACCGTCAATCAATGCCTGAATATTAGCACCTTCAAGTGCTGTCTCGTCAATCGTCGCACCTTGCTTTGCGAGAACGAAATTGTCTGTCAATACTTTGTATGATGCCATGTCTTAACTCCTAAGCGTGAACTGTCAAACTCATTTGGATCTCCAAGAATTCGGATCCGTTTTCGCTGACGCTCGTAATGTCTGCACCCGACGTTAGCACTAAATCTTGAACTATTCCACCAAGCGTTCTGTCACCTTCAAGGCAAGCGCGTATTGACTTCGCGCCATCATAAGACAAATAATCATCAAGAGAAGCATGTGCTGTGCGATCAACATAACGCCCGACAACAACGTGGATCTCCCATTGCATGACAACATCGCCACCTCGAAAAGCCCTGTGGTAATCCACCTGTGACAATTCAGGATAAGCAAACGGTGGTGTGCTGGTTTGATCCGGCTGATAGGCGTAAGCTCTTAAACCGGAGATGGTCGCCAAGCGTGTTTTCAAACCGGCTGCTACTTGCGTGATTGTGGCTGGCATTATGCGACGATCATCTGTCGGTATGGCATCAAATAATCACGAACGTCAGGATCAACCGCGCGAACCGTAATAGCCATGTCAGCAAATCCCACAATGCCAAGAGCAGAGTTGTAACGAGCAAAACCGCGCATAGCCAAAAGAACGCACGCTTCACGAACATCATCAGGTACCGATGCGTAACCAAATGTGCCTGTGAGTTGGATCGCTGGTCGGCTTGGGTTGAATAACAATGGGAACGTTTTGGCTCCTGTTGCAACAATCCGCCGATACGGTGTTCCGGTAACAGCGGTGTCCGTTGGTTCCAAAAGATAATCTGACGCTGACCAAAGTGTTCCAAAACTGCCATCTCCATTGTCGTCAGTGCGCAAAGTTAATGTTGTGGAAGCAAGATCTGGGATCTCACAGTAATACGGAAACCTAGTGAACAACTGAATGGTTGCTTGTTTCTGATAAAAGAAAGTACCGCAATAACCATCAATGCGACGTGATGCTGCTTCAATAGAGTTTTCAAGCAATACGTCATCTGCGTTATCGGTCAAACGCAATGCAGCCTTTACTTCGGCAAGAGTGCAATAGCCATTCGTGATTGCCATGACCTAAGCCTTGCGCTTGGTGGCACGTGGAGTTACTGCGCGTTCTGCTTCCGGCTCTGTTGTCGCAACTTCTTTGACTGCCACACCCAACGATGCAAGAACATCATCAACTTGCTTGGCGCGATCTTTCAAACCGCGACGAAGGTAGCCTTCTTTTTCTGCCAACAGTGATTCAATTTGATTCTTCATATCTGTCTCCTAATTATAAATGGGTGGTGACCATAACAGCCACCACCCATTCACAAAGTTGTTTTGTTTGATTAGAAAGTTGGCGTGACCAAGCCGGTGCCACCAATCAATGCGAAAGCATTTGGGTAGCGGTTGGCTGTGTATGCGCTGTATCCATAGACAACCATCTTGACTTCAAGCTCGGCTGACTTTGGCTCCTCAAAACGCAACATCATTGGCTCACCAGCACCATCTTCCCAAAGATGGGACTCTTGGCTGTTACCGATAATGATTACATCTTCGTTCGTACCTGCACCGTTTGTGGTGGTTACGTTCGCGTCGGTGATCACTGGAAGACCGGCAATTGAATATCCGCTGTTGCCATAGACAACTGATCCGGCACCAACAGCAAAAGCGTTTTGTGCGCCATTGATTGTTGGAACTGCAAGTGGACGGTTGTTGTTGTCAAGTGCTGCCAAGATGAAAGCCAAACGACGTGGGTGCATCAAAATGAAGTTCGGACCACCGAAGAAGTTGGTCTGAATTCTCTGAACACCGTCAAGGATCTTTGGATACAGTTCAGCAACCGTTGGGGAAGCATCTGTATAGGTGATCACTTGTGTGATGGTGTTCGTCAAAGACGCTGAACCGGTTGTCACGTATGTGGCATCAAGGTTGGTGTGGTATGCGGAAACAAGATCTGCCATGACAAGCGAATCAATGTTTGTGCCACGCTCAATAGCCTGACGTGAAACGTTTTGCTGACCGGCGATGGTGAGAACGCTGATGTCCAACTTGGTGTCGTCCATGTTTGTCTCTTGAACAGCAGCACCTTCGGTCTGGACAGCGGTTGCTGAACCAGTGGTGACCTTGCTCAAACTGATCGTAAGACCAGCATCAGGCAATTGATGGCGACGCGATACGTCCATGAATGGGCGACCAGCACGTGCGAATGGTGCAGCAAGTTCGGTCAAGAACTGTGGCACAACCAAACCGGAGAAGTTGGCTGATGTGACATCACGACGCTCAACTGCTTCTTCTTTCATGTGGCGAGCAAGACGCTCTTTTGCGCCGAAGTCGCCATTGAACTGTGCGTTGTATGCGTCACGAACGAACGAATCGCTTGAACGCTCGGAGTATGTGCGTGGCTCCGACTTGACTACGGCAACTGCCATGTCAATACCGGTTTCCTTGCGGATCTCTTTTGCTTCAACTGAACGCTGTTCAAGCTCTTTGTGACGCTTGATCTGATCGTCAAGGCTACGCACTTCATCAAGTGCAGCAGCAATTTCGGTGTCTTCCTCTGCGGAAAGATCGCGTGCTTCGGTTTGTGCAACTTCTGTGATTGCTTCTGCTTTTGCAAGAAGCGCGTTGCGCTTTTCGGTGAGTGTGTCAGAATACGACATTTGATTACCTCTTGGTTTTGTTGGGGTTTATGTGTGTCGCAAAGTGACTGTGTGAAGTGTCGCGCTGACGGCTTCTAGTCGGCTGTGCTATTTGTAACGAGCAATTTGGATCTGCCTACGACGGAGAGCCAAGTTGTTTGTTTCTGGAATAGTAGCCACTTCTTGCTTCGCGCGCAACTCTGCGACGGTTGCTTCGTATGCAGGGAATGTGACTACGGAAACATCAAACAATTGCACTTCGCGCAACTCGCGCACACTGCGATCAGTGTTCCACGAATCCTTGATTGTTCGGAATGCGAAAGACATTTGTGAGATGTCGCCACGACGCAATGCGGAGATAAGTCTTGCTGCATCTGGGTTTGTGGGATCTAAGTCTGATTCAACCAATAGTCCGCGATCATCTTCGGTCAATGTCAATGTGCCGGAAGTGGATCGCGCCAAAGGTACACCTTCGTGATCAATCAACAAACGAACGTCCGCGCCATCGTTGATTGTTTTTGTAAAGGCTCCGCGCTTTACGTATTCAGTCCAAGGCAACGGCTCTGATGGGGAATCAAATACTGCTGCGTAACCAACGAGCTTGGTGCCATCGCCCATAGCGCGCACTTCCATGTTGGAGAAAGCAATGCGACGGTTTTCTGTGCCATCTTCTGCCACCACCCAATTGTTGGTGGAAATATCTTCAACCACGTTTTGCATTCTTTCTTCCTCGTCAAGTTGATCAACTATACGTTGAGCATAGTTCATTGTGCGTGTTGCTTGTCGCTTTGTTGAGCCACTTCCCCAAAGATAGTGTGCCACAATACCGGCAGTGATGTCGCCTTCGGCAACTCCTTCTGCTTCAAGATCAACTAAGTGTCTTGCAATCCAAGGTGCGATCTTGCGCCATTTTGCTTCTGTGATTGTTCCTGATGCCATCTTGCGTGCATCTGCCACTGTTTGTGGTTGCAAACCGTCGCCGGATAAACCTTCTTCGTGGTACTTCAAACCTTTGCGCGCGTTGGCGCGCATGAAGTTTGGCGCGGAAAGATCAACAACGCGCTTTTCAATTTCGCCGTATTCGTCTTCTTCTTCATCGTCTTCGTCTTCGTCGTCTTCCATGTCATCGTCGCGTTCGTTGATGTCACCCAATGGTTCAACTTCTTCCGCGATAGACACAGCGATCATTTGGTCAATGGCGTCTTCTTTGTCTTCATGGCAACCGATGGTTTCATAAGATCCGTCGTTGTTTTGTTTCACTGTTGCCCAATTACCACAATCTGCTTGGGCGTTTGAAATTCCGTATGGCACAAAAATACCTAGTCGCTATCTGTTGTGATGATACGAATTGTCTCTGTCTGACCTGACGCGCATATTCCATACAATGCTTCACGTACTCCAAGACCACCTTGAATGGGTGCAGCGTGTTTAGCAACAGGGAAACCTTGTGCCGAAGTGACATCGGATCCGCCGATATAGATAGTGTTGTTGCCTTCAATCTGTACCCAAACCGGTCTATTGATATCATCGGCAGCAATCAACAATGTCACCGTATCGGTAACAGTTACTTTGAATGCTCTCATTGTGGTGGTTCCTTATCTTTCCCGATGGTGGGAAGATCGCCACCTTCAACTCCTGCCATTGGCGCACCGGCAACACCGAGAACGAACTGATCTCCACCGTCGTATGGTTCCCTGTTTTCCATAGCGCGAGCTTCGTTTGGTGTCAATGTGCCGGACATGATCTGTGCCTGCTGTGCGCGAACTCTTGTGGCGAGATCGGCGCGCATGAACTCATCAGCATCAAAACGTACACGCTGACCGATGGGAAGCAGGGAACTGATCGCGTCTTCAAGACGACGCATGTATGGAAGTAGCGTATAGCGAACGAAGTTGATACCGGACTGTTCAACGTTTGAATACGTTTGTGTGTCCCCACCGGAAGCATTGATCAGGTGTGGCGGTATGCGATACACGCGCGCGATGTCACGCACGATGGCTTCACGATGTTCCAACATTTGCATATCAGCAGCAGATGTGGTCACTGGTCGCCACTTCAAACCATTGGTCAATACTGCTGGACGACGACGCTTGTAGTGCGAATCTTCCCACGTGTCGCGCAATACTTCGGCGGAATCTTTTGACAATGCTTGATCTGTTTCCAATACGGAAGATGGCGTAGCACCTTCGCCATAAAACTGCGACAGGAAACGTTCCATAGCCAACGATGTTCCGATAGTGTTTCGTTGTGCTTCCAATGGTGAAATTGGGCGAAGCCTGTCAGGGAATTGCAACCAATGTACCGCTTTGACGTCGCCGGTGCGGAAGTTCTTTTTGTCCATTTGATAAATGATCTCGTCATTCTCCATAAAGACAGTCACAAATCTTGGTGGCAAGTTGCGTAACTCTACTGGGTATTGACCGGATCCGCGTGGTGCGTAAATGTAGTCCACGCCATGCAAAGCAATCATAGATGTCGCTTGATGTATGAACTCAAACATTGTTTGGTGTGCGTTTGGTTTTTCTAAGAACGATGGCTTTTCAAGAATGATTACCCTGTTGCGTTCTTCGCGAACTAGGTTCAATGGCATAGAAGCAAGCGCGTCGGCGATGATGGTGACAGATGCCAGCACAGCCGAAGATGCCAAAGCCGAAACTTCATCTACGATCTCGCCGGAATAGTTATTGAATGCAGGTCGCGCGGTAATTTGGTACGGATCAATGGAAACCGGCAAAGCTCTTTTCTCTATGTTTCGCCAAACGCTCACGCTGCTAATCCGCCTGCCACTATCAGAATTATTCCGCCCACAATGAACGCAACAGGAATAGAGAATAGCCCAATACCATACATGAGTGCTACGAAGCCA